CGACGGCAAACCCGTAAACGAATTGGGTCGGTGCCCATCACATCGACGCCGTGGAACCCGGCAACTTTTATTTTCCGATGGGGGAAATCATGGCTTTACTATCTGGCGAGCGCCAAGTTACAACCGATATTTCTGAGATCCGTGCCGATCATGTGGCGCGGTATCAATTCACCGAGAAGCTGCTGCGCCCTGGCGACACCGTGATCGATTTCGCATGTGGCATTGGGTACGGGTCGAAAATCCTGTCCAGCGCGGCGCACGTCCATGCGTATGACATAGACCGCGAGACCATCGAGTATGCGCGGCAGAATTACAGCGGTCCAGCATATGAGGTCCGCAACGGCGAAGCGCCTGGCGACCTGCCCGCGTCCGATTGGGGCGTATCTTTTGAGACTATCGAACACATTCAAGACCCGCGCCCGCTGCTGCTGGCGCTTCGCCATTCATGCCAGCGCCTTGTCGCCAGCGTCCCAAACGAGTCCGTTATGCCGTGGCAGCGTGCCGACGGCAGCACGACGGCGTTTCACTTCCGGCATTACACGAAAGCCGAATTTGGCGAGCTGCTGGCATCCTGTGGATGGGCTGTGGACGAGTGGCACGGACAGCTCGGGGCCGAGTCGCCTGTCGAGCGCGACGTGCACGGGCGCACGCTGGTGGCAGTCTGCAGCCGTGCCGATATTCCAGAGCTGAAGGCACGCAAGTCGATTGCCATCATCGGGCTGGGGCCATCGTCCGGCGACTATCTGGACATGATCAAGCGCCAAGGCGGTCGCCGTGGCACGTTCGACCAGGTGTGGACGATCAATGCGATGGGCGACGTGCTGAACTGCGACGTCGTGTTTCACATGGACGACGTGAGAATTCAGGAGATCCGCGCAGCCGCCAGGCCGCAATCGAACATCGCGGCGATGCTGGACTGGATGCGGACCTGTCAAGTGCCTATTGTGTCGAGCCGGGCACATCCGAATTACCCGTCGGTCGTAGAGTTTCCGCTGGAGGAGGTGCTGAACGACGTCGGCCATGCGTATTTTAACAGCACGGCAGCGTATGCGGTGGCGTTTGCTATCTACGCCGAGGCGACCGAGATCAGCATTTTCGGAATGGACTTCAGCTATGCGAACGTGCACGACGCCGAAAAGGGTCGTGGGTGCGTGGAATTCTGGCTCGGCAAGGCGCACGAGCGCGGCATAAAGCTGCACTTTCCGCGCAGCACGACGCTGATGGACAGCAATCTGACCGACCAACAGCGCCTTTACGGATACGACACCCGGGACGTGCACATGAATGTGGACGGTGACGGCGTGCTGAAAATCACCTACACTGAGCGCGAAAAGCTGCCGACCGCTGAACAGATAGAAGCCGCGTATGATCACAGCGCGCCGATCAACAAGCAGCACCTAATCGAGAGAGGCTGACATGGCATTGTACAGAATCAAGCGCACGTTTCCGGGCTCTCAGGACGGCAGAACGACCGAGACTTTCGAGGCCGGCACCGAGCGCGAGCTGTCCGACTATCTGGCCGCTGCCGCTGATCCGTCGTGGATCGAGCGGTGCGACATGGCTGGCGGGCCGCTGATAGAGAATAAAGCAGTTGTGACCGAGGGACGCGGGAGGCGCGCGCGATGACGCTGCGACTGATCACGGCACCGAGCGCCGAGCCTGCCACCGTGGACGAGGTGAAGCTGGACGCCCGCATCGACGGGTCGGAACTGGACGCGACCATCGAGCTGTTGATCAAGGCCGCCCGGCAAAGGTGCGAGGATTTGACCGGTCGCGCCTTGATCACGCAAACCTGGGAGCTGGTGCTGGACGAGTTTCCGGTCGATGGCATCCGCGTCGGCAAGCTGCCCATCGGGTCGATCACCTCGGTGAAGTATTACGACAGCGACGGCACGCTGCAAACTCTGGACGCGAGCACGTACACGCTGGACGCCGACAGGCTGCCGGGCTGGATCTATGAGGCGGGGCTGAATACCTGGCCGAGCGTGCGGTCCGAGGAAAATTCTGTGGTGATCAGGTTCGTGGCCGGGTATGGCGACGCCGCCGAGGACGTGCCGGCAGAGCTTCGCTACTGGATCAGAGCGCAGGCGGCTGCGGCGGTGCACGCGCAAAGCGCACAGACTGACGCCAGCGTCGGGATGGATTTCGTCAATTCACTGTTGGACCCGTACAAACTGAGTCACATATGAACGTCGGCGCACTGGACAGGCGGATCACCATCGAGCGCAAGGTCGAGACCCGAGACACCGCGTATAATACGGCGGTCGTGTCCTGGGTGCCGCTCGCGCAGGTATGGGCGAACGTACAGGACGCCATGCCGTCGCGCCAGGAGTCGCTGGTGGACGGCGCGCTGGTCATGCACACCGGCAAGACCCGCATTCGAATCAGATGGCTGCGCGATCTGGACACGTCGTGCCGGGTGCGAATCCACCGCCCGGTCGAGCGCGTGCTGGCAATTGTCGGCGGGCCTGCTGAGATAGGCGGAAATCGGGCATTCATGGAGATCATGTGCGAGGAATTCAGCACATGAGCGATGGCGTCGAGATAAAGGGGCTGTCCGAGCTGCAGAAGCTGCTGGACACGCTGCCGGCTAAGATCGAGGCGAACATCATGCGGGGGGCGATGCGTGCCGGCGCAAAGGTGCTGCAAGCCGCTGCCAAGGCCAAGGCGCCGCGCAAGTCTGGCAAGATGGCCGACGGCCTCAAGATTACGACGCGCAGCCGCAGCGGGGTCGTGACGGCCTCAGTCAAGGCCACCGGGCCGCACGCATTCCTGGCGCCGATGATCGAATTCGGCACGGCGCCGCATTTGATCAGCGTGTCCGACGAGAACAAGAAAATCAACCGCAGGCTGTCGATCAAGCGCGGCATGGTGGTCAAGGAGTCGATGACCACGTTTAACCGCCGATTCCTTGTAATCGGCGGCGAGATCGTCGGCAAGTCTGTCAGCCACCCAGGATCGCGCGCGCAGCCGTTTATGCGACCGGCGCTGGACGAGAACACCGAGCGCGCTGTGGTGGCCGCTGGTGAGTACATCAAAAAACGGCTGGCCTCAAAGCACGGGCTAGACACCCAAGACATACAGATAGGGGACGAGTGATGGATGTGACGGTGCCTGTGGGGGATGTGGTAAAGAAAATATCCGTGAACATCAAAGTCAGCGGAATGAGGGCGCTTCGCTTCAGGCTGTGGCTGTGCGCGAAAATCATATTGCTTGCCGGCAAGGTGGGCGGATTCAACATGACGGTGGAGATCATCCACCCAGAGGGCAGGAAATGAAAATCCAGATGCTGATCGACGTACCGGGCCCGGTGGATGGTAAGCACCTCGGCACTTTTGAGGCGGGCAAGACCTACGACGTGGACGCCAAGGTCGCGCGCCTGTTTATGGGCTCGGCGATGGCGATCGAGTACAAGGAGCCGGCACCGCGTCCAGTGGACCAGCCGGCGCCAGAGCCCGTGCGTGATGCGATGGGCTATGTGGTGACCGAGTGAGCGGCGTGTCGATAGCGACGCAACTACTGGTGGCGAATAGCGCGCTGCTGGCGGTGGTGCCCGCGATCAGGATCATGGCTGGCGTGGTGCCTGTCACGACCGACGCGCCGGCCATATCGCTGACGCAGGTCAGCGGGGTGGAGCGCAAAACGGTCAGCATGGCCGAGACGACGCGATACAAGACCGACCGCGTGCAGGTTACGATCTACGCGAAAACGTACCCGGCGGTGAAACAGATCGTCGCGCTGGTGCGTGCTGCCATGCCGGTGTCAACCGGCGCCACCGTGGCAGGGTGGCCCGTGCAGTCGGTGCTGCACGAGAACGACGGCCCCGATTTCTACGAGGACGGGCCGAATTTATACAGTCAAGCGGTCGAGTATTCTGTGAGCTATACTAGATAAAATTCCGCCATTGATGCCGGCGCAACTGTAACAATTGAGGGGTTAAAAAATGTCATTTAGTAACGCAACGGAAACCGAGGTGCTCGCCTACATTTTCGACAGTGCCGCTGCTGCATGGGAGGCAAATGCAAACTTTTGGGTAGCCCTTCACACGGCAGACCCTGGCGAAGCTGGCACTGCCACCACAAGCGAAGTGGCCTATACCAGCTATGCGCGTGTAGCGGTATCGCGCACCACGGGATTCACGGTCTCCGGCAACTCTGTAGAGAATGCGGCGCTGATTCAGTTCCCGCAATCGGGCGGATCTGGCACGGATTGCACGCACTTCTCCGTGGTCACAACATCTTCAGGAGCGGGGCAGATTATTATCCGTGGTGCATTGAGTGCGACCCTGCCGACAGGCTCTGGCATCCAGCCGCAATTCGCCGCTGGCGACCTTACAGCCACGTTGGATTGATATGCGGAACATCCGTGAGCTGGTAGCGTCAACCGAAGGCGGCGCAAACTGGATTTCGCACTTCCGGAAAGTGCCCGCGATCACTACCATTGCCAACCAGTGGTATGACTTCTCGGGCGCTGCTGGCTGGCCTGTTCCCAACTATTTCGCATCCTCTCCTTTGACGGCTGCGGTGCTGGAAGCCGAAAAAGGGATTTACCACGGCGCGAACGTCACGCCCCTGAAGAAACACATTCACCGGCTCACTGTGATGAATGGCGCGGCTAGTGCTACGGCTACCACATCGCAAAAGATGACGCTGTGCTTGTGTGACTATCTGCTGTATTACCCTTTTGCGGATATGGATGCAGCGGGCGAGGAACAGTTGATGGACAACACCGTGACCCTGCCAAGGTCGGTGGATGGTGAAGGCGTGCGAGTGATGATGGTGGCGCAGGCCACAACTATCGGCGGCGGGCAATTCACGTTCACGTACACGAATCAGGATGGCGTGGCCGGTAGAGTTAGCCCGAATCACTTCTGTGCGGCTGCACAATCTTCGGGCGCTCTGGTGTCTGCTACTGTTGCCGCCTCCGGGCTTCACCCTTTCTTGACGCTTCAAAGCGGGGATACCGGGGTGAGGTCAATCCAATCCGTGACATTCTCAGTAGGCAATGGCGGGCTGTGCGCCTTGGTGCTGGTCAAGCCTCTGGAGTGGATTTACAGCCGGGAGGAGTCGCGCCGAGAGACATCGGGCGGGCTAAACAGCTTTGGATCGGCAGTAGAAAAGGAAGCCGTTAGGACTATTCCCTGCACAAAGCAGATCGAGGACGGCGCATATCTGAATTTCATTGGCGCACACCCTGCCGGAACTATAGCGGGTATGCAATTGGTCGGAACACTCGAAACAATGTGGGGTTAATATGGCTGGATTCAGCTCGATGGATGATCTGGTAAACCAAATAACGACTAACGGGCGATATGGCAATATCGTCACCAACAAAACTACTTCTGTCGCTCAGGTGGCTGGTACGTGGACGGACTTGACCGTATTCAGCGGGTTCCCCGTTGCTGATACTTACGCGGGAACCTCCCTCACGTATGTTGCCACGGATGAAAGCTCTACCGGCGCAATCCCGCATGGCGGCAACGTGTCCACGGCGACTAAGCACTTTCTGAGTGCTGGTGCTTCGGTGTTTGCGGCTGCTGGCGCTCCTTGGATTCTCATGTGTGTTGACCAGTTGGGCTATGTTCCCATTACCACCACGGATGTGACCGGCACAGGCTCGCGCACGGTGACAATGACCGCGCTCGGCGCTGGTGCTCGGTATGCGTATGGCGAAGGCTCGCGGCTTTACTTCTCGACCGAAGTAGCACCAACAGCGGGAGGCCCGAACCTTTCCGCGCTGACCTATACGAACTCAAACAGCACGCCAGCCACGGGCAAAGCCGTGCCGGTGACAGTGAGCTTTGCAGCGACCCCGGTAGCAGGTAATGTGCCTCACTCTGGCAACGCTGCAAACCGATACGCGCCCTTTCTGCCTCTGGCTGCTGGCGATACCGGCGTGGCCGACATTGAATCATTTACCCTTTCCGGAGGCACTGCATACACCGGCTCGGGACAGCTTGTACTGCACCACGTAAAACCATTGTGGCAAATACCAATCCCTGCAACTGGCATTTACTCCGAGCGCGATTTTGTGAATCAGCTTCCCTCGCTTCCGAGAATCCGCGACGGCGCATATCTTAAGTTTCTGCTTTTTAACACAGGCGCAACAACTACCACTTCACCGATTATAGTCAATATGGACTACGGATATGGAGCATAAAGACATTATCGCGCTGATTGAAAACTTCCATCTGTGGAAGGGCGATGTATACCGGCTGGCCGTTCTAGTGTCTGAAGGCTCGAAAGAGGCTATCAAAACCAAACTGGAAACGGCGGGCCACACTGAAGCGGCGGAGTTAATCTAATGGCGCTATTGTCGAACGGCACACAGTATTGGGGCGGGCCTGTTGTTCTATTCAGCGGGCTTAACTCGGTATTGGGCGGCGTAGGCACTGAGCGCGGCAACTTCGACAAGGCTGGACGAAAGCGAAACCTGTGGGCGGGTGATGCTGATATTGATCCAAAAAGCAGCGTGCCGGTCGGATACCTTGTAGGCGGGTCGTGGAGCATATCACCAAGGGCGGGCGGAATGTCATCCCGCAATTCCGCTATTGCATCAATCACGGCACAGGGTAATGGCGCGCAGGGCATAAACCTGTCCGGCGCTGTCACTATGACGATCAGCGTCACCGGGTCGGCTGCTGCTGTCGCTGCTGCTGTCGGCTCGGCGCTTATGTCGATCACCGTTTCAGGCAGCGCGGTAGCGCCTTTGAATGCCGTGGGCGCTGCCCTAATGTCGATTTCAGCTCAGGCCGATGCTAGTGCCATCGCGCACATGGCCGGAAGCGCGCAAGCCGTGGCGGCGGCTTCTGCGGTCACTGGCGCCGTCGGGCACATGGTGGCGACCGCCATAGACGCACAGCTTACCGCTGATTCAATTGCGGCGGCTGTCTGGAATGCCATTGCAGCCAGTTTCAACACAGCAGGCACTATGGGCAACAAGCTCAACAGCGCGGCATCTGGCGGCGTGGACTATGAAGCACTGGCCGACGCTGTTATCGCGGCACTGAACGCCACGACTATTCCTGTGGACACCGTGAAGATGAACGGCGCTGAGATATTTGGAACGGGCATTGAGGCTGACAAGTGGAGGGGCGGTGTTTGATTCTGGCTCTTTTAGCTCGCTTTCGTTTTCTGCGGTATCGTTTGGGGCGCTGCAGCAATCCGCCACCGCGACAGGCGTGTCAATAGCGGCGCAACTACTGGTGGCAAACGCGGCGCTCCTCGCTGTGGTGCCCGCGATCAGGATCATGGCGGGCGTGCTGCCTGTCACGACTGACGCGCCGGCCATATCGCTGACGCAGGTCAGTGGAGTGGAGCGCAAAACGGTCAGCATGGCCGAGACGACGCGATACAAGACCGACCGCGTGCAGGTTACTATCTACGCGAAAACGTATCCAGCGGTGAAACAGATCGTCGCGCTGGTACGTGCTGCGATGCCAGTGTCAACCGGCGCCACCGTGGCAGGGTGGCCCGTGCAGTCGGTGCTGCACGAGAACGATGGGCCCGATTTTTACGAGGACGGTCCGAATCTGTACAGCCAGTCAGTTGACTATATGGTCAGCTATACCCGATAATGCAGGCAGATTGGCCGTGATGGGCGACCGCGTAAATTCACCTCTTTGGAGGCTTTCGCCATGACCGTCCGCACATCCGCAACAACCACACTCCAGATCAGTGCCGGCGTGCCGGCCACGTTCAACCAAGCGGGGTACGCCGCGCTTTCCTTTACATCCGTCGGCGAGATCACGAATTTCGGCGAATTTGGCCGCGAGTTTACACTGGTCACGCACAACCCCGTCGCCACCCGAGGCACGCAGAAGCTCAAGGGCTCGTTCAACGAGGGCACCATGAATCTGACTCTCGGGCTGGATACCGACGACGCCGGGCAGGTGCTGATGAAAGCCGCCGCGCTGTCTGACTCGCTTTACGCTTTCAAGATCACCGTGCCCAGTGGCGACGTGTATTACTACCAAGGGCTGACTATGATGTTTAAAGTCGGCGTGAATGACGTGAACAGCGTAACATCCGCCACCGCCACCATCGAGATCACCACGTCCAGCACTGGCGTCGGCATTGTCGAGGTACTTGCATAATGGCAACCGTACTTAGTGGCCGCGTCGCGGTCAGCGTAGAGGCACAGATCGACGACGTGCTGGACATTGCCACGGCGTCGATGCCGGTGCAATTCACAGCCGCCTCGGTATTTACCGACGGCACTGGCGCGAACCAGGCGAAAAAGATTTTCACCGACACGCGCACGCTGTCAGCCAGCGCGGCGGAAAGTCTTGACCTGTACGGGTCGCTGGTCGATCAATTCGGCACGACTCTGAACTTCGCCAAGCTGAAGGCCATCATCGTGACGGCGGCATCCGGCAACACAAACAGCGTCCAGGTGACACGCCCCGCATCAAACGGCGTGCCGCTGTTCATGGCAGCCGGTGACGGCATCGCGCTGACGCCTGGCGCGACGTTCTGCGCGGTGTTCCCTGATGCCAACGGCGTCGCGGTGACAGCGAGCACGGGCGATCTGATTACTTTCACGAACAGCGCAGGCAGCACCAGTGTGACTTATACGCTGATTCTGATCGGTACTGTTTAACCCGAGCACCGACCGCACCGTGAACTCCTCGTCGCTGGGGAGACACGGTGCGGCACGGGCACAAACCACCAGCGAGAGGAAAAAACAGATGGACATTAGAAAATTCGCAGTATCAGAAACGGCCAGAATTCAGATCAACGACCCGCAGGGCGATGCTATTCCCGGCGCGTTCGTGACGGTGTACGGCCCCGGATCTCGCCAGCACGCGCAGGCGCAGACCAACCAGCAAAATAAATTGATGGCGCGGCTGAAGAAAAAAGCCGGCGACATTACCGTCGATCAGAAAATCAGTAACGACGCCGACTATCTGGCGGACTGCACCGAGTCAATGGAAGGCATCGAACTGGACAAGCTGCAAGGCCGCGAGCTGCACATGGCCGTATACAGCGACCGCACGCTCGGTTTTATTGCCGACCAGGTGGCCGCGTGCATCGGTGACTGGGCAAATTTTACGAAGGGCTCGAAAGCGAGCTAAAGCTTTACGCGAGGCAGGCCGCCTGGCTGAATGCACCGCAGAAAGGAAGCAACACGGCGCGCATCGAGCGAATGGAGGCGGACGGCATCGCGCCGGACGTCCCACAGTGCGAGACCATGCACCTAATCGGCTACCTGTACGAAGTCGGTCCCATGATGCAGTCGGGGCCGGTGACGCACGGTGAGATAGAGAGCTGGAGCCGCAACACGGCGCGCACGCTGTCACCGTGGGAGGCAAAAACGATCAGGGCGCTGTCGGTGGCATATGTGACCGAGCATTTCGCCGCAGCGGACCCCGCAAGGCCAGCGCCGTACCAACGGCAGGAGCAGGCCGAGCAAAATCGAATGGCAGTTGAACGGCAAGTCAGAAACGCAATGGCCGCATATTTCGCAGCAAAGGGCAAAAAATGATTGCAGGCGCTCTGGAAATTCAATTGCTGGCAAACGTCGCGCGACTTGCAAAGGATATGCAGGACGCCAAGGGCGCTGTCACGTCCGCGATGGGGTCAATCGAGAAAACAGTCGGCATCGCGCGCACCGCATTGGGCGCGCTCGGTGTCGGCCTGTCCGTGAATTACTTCAAAAACTTTGTGACTGGTGCCATCGGCGCGCAGGACGAGCTGGCGAAAATGTCTCAGCGCGTCGGCGTATCGGTCGAGCGCCTGGCGGGATTGGAGCACGCTGCGGGAATGTCCGGCACGTCGCTCGGATCGGTGGAGAAGGCGCTTAAAACCGTTTCCTCTGGCCTTGTCGATGCTGATCGCGGACTGAAAACCTCGCAGGAAAATTTCGACGCCCTGGGCGTGAGCATTTACGACACCAACGGGCAATTGAAATCAGCCGACGCGGTAATGATCGAGGTGGCCGACCAGTTTGCGCTGCTGGAGGACGGCACGCAAAAAACCGCGCTGGCGACGAAGGTTTTCGGCAAGGCCGGGCTAGAGCTTATCCCTATGCTGAACGAGGGCTCGGCAGGCATGGCCGCGCTGGTGGCAGAGGGTCAAAAGTACAACCCGGTTACAGCAGAGTCAGCGGCGCAGGCTGAATTGTTTAATGACAATCTTGACAGGCTAAAAGGCGCGGCTTCCTCTTTCAATGTGGCGCTTGTGAACGGCATCCTTCCTTCGCTTTCTGCTATGTCGCAGGCAATGGTCGATTTTTCAAACTCTGAAAAAATGACGTCTATTTTGAACGGCCTCAAGATCGCAGCCGAGGCGGTGGCATTTATCATCGGCGGGCAGATGATAAAGTCTCTTTACGCATCGGGAGCCGCTTTTGTGGCAGCTACTGCCGAGTCTATAGCCTACCAAGCCGCGCTTGCTAAAATGGCGGGTGTTTCAACATCGGCGGCGATAGCGCAGACAGCTCTCGGCACGGCATCGACTGCAATCAGTGCATTGTATAGCGCGCTCGGCGGTCCTGCCGGGGTATTCGCGCTTGCGGCGTGGGGGCTTTATGAGTTCGTGACAAGCGCAATTCAAGCCGACAATGCCATGCGGCGCCTTTATAAATCGACGCGCGAGTATGTCGAAGCCGGTGCAGATTTTGAGGCAATGTCTGACAGGATGGCTGCCGCGCAGAAGCGTGTCGCCGAGGCAACTGTAGATGAACAGAAAGCCATAGACGAAGCAAAAACCTATGTCGATGGCCTTTTCAAGTCGATGGGAATGCTAGTTGACGAGAACGCCGCTGCAAAGAATTCGACCGTCGATTTTACCGGCTCAATGGATGGCGCAAAAATTGCCGCAGAAATTCTGCGCGGCGGGATTGGGGGCGTGGCTGCTGCGACGCTTAAATATGGCGAGGACGTGAAATTCACCATCGACGCCCACGAGGCGCACGTCGAGGCGCTGGAGGAGTACCGCAAAGAGCAGGACAAGGCGCGCGAGGCGAACGACAAGGCGCGGCAGTCGGTGGCGCAGACGATCACGGCGCTGGAGAATGAAATGCTTGCCCTGCAGATGACGGCGCGAGCCGCTGCCGTTTTCGAGGCAGTGACACGGGCCACGGCTGAAGGCGCGCTGCCGGCGGAGATTGCTAAAATCGCCGAGGCCACGGCGCGCTTGTATGACATGAAAGAGGCGAAGGATCAAGCCACCGAGTCGGCTGGCGCGCTCAAGAAAGCCAACGAGGACGCCGCCAAGGCCGCTGCGGATAACTGGCAACGCACGCACGAGTATCTGACGAACACATTCATCGACATTGCCAACAACGGCGGCAATGCGTTCGACAATATAGCGAAAAGTTTCAGCGCGATGATACAGCGAATGGTGGCCGAGTGGGCGGCGTCTAAGCTGATGAACATTTTCGGCATGGGTGGCGGCGGTGTTTCCTTTGGGGGCGGCGCTGGTGGTCCTGGTAGCGGTGGAGGCACGGCGTCATCGATTGTCAGCGGCGTATTGAAATCAAGCGGCGGCAGCCTGGCGGCTGGCGCTGGCGGGTTCGTCTCTGGACTGTTCGGCACTGGATCTGCGGCTGCCGGGTTCGTCGGTCCGCCTACGGCTGCCACGGCTGCGGGGATGAGCGCCAGCGGGGCGATCACTGGCGTGCTGTCGGCGATACCTGGCTGGGGCTGGGCGCTGGCTGGAGCCGCTGCTGCGGCTGCCGCGCTGTCGAAGAAAGAAACCCCCAGCAGCAACGCCGGATTCCTCCTGCGGCCCGTGGGCGATGGCGACCGTCAATTCGACGTGCCGGCGTTCGACTCGGGGTTCGACCCTGTTGGGTTCGCCCGCCGCGAGGACCAGACCGCAGCCGTCCAGGTGATCGACACATTCCGCCAGTATGACGCGGCGCTGACCGGCATCGCCAAGGCGGCAGGGCTGTCGGTAAACTACAGCGCGAACAATTTCGGCGGATTTAGTGAGAAGGGCGCCGGGGGCGGGCTGTTTTTCGGTCAGGCCGGCGAGTCTGGAAGCGGCACGACGAGCGCGCCGATTGACCAGCAACTGCAGCAATTTGTAAGCCAGTGGGTGCGCGGATTGTCCGGGCAGGTCGATCAGTCGCTGATCTCCGACGTGCTGGCTGCAGGCAGCGCCGACGCAATGCTCGCCCGTGCTGCCTCGCTGGCCGGCGTGGACGGATCTCACGCCTCCGGCCTCGATTACGTCCCGTTCGACGGCTATGTGGCGCAATTGCACAAGGGCGAGCGCGTGGTGCCGGCGGCGGAGAATATGCGGGGGGGCGGCTCCGGCATGGACGCGGTCGTCTCCGCGCTCGGCACACTGCGCGCCGAGCTTGCCGACATTCGCCGGGCTGTTCTCAGGACCGCCGACATAACAGACCAATGGAACGGCGAAGGACTGCCGCAGGAGCGTGCCGCGTGAGTGATGCCGATTTTCTACTGATCAGGCCGGTGACGGTAACGGGGTCAATCCTGACCTCGACAACGATTCCCGAGACTGTGGCGGCGACGTATTCAGGTGCGACGACGTATGCAGCCGGGGCGCTGGCTGGCCCTGCTCCTGTTGTCGGGCAGGCACAGCTTATCTGGAAGTCTCTGCAATCCGGCAACACCGGCAACGCCCAGGTGGAGGGCGCTTGGTGGACGTTTGTTGCGTCGGTGTACCCGGCGTATGACGTGGGGCAGGCTTACGTCACGGGCGACTACGCGCAGGACAATACGAATCACCTGATTTACAGGAAACTGACCGGCGGCACCGGGGATGCGCTGACCGACGCGACGAAATGGGAACTGATCGGCAGCACGAATCGGTGGGCGATGTTCGACAGCAAATATCAGTCTACGTCTGATCAGTGGGGCGAGATCGAGCTGGTATTGACGCCAGGCGTTCTGGTGAACTCGCTGGCGCTGCTGAATACCACGGGGGCGTCTGCCACGGTGGCGCAATCTGTGAGCGGCTACAGCAGGACAATCTCGCTTGTGACGCACGACGTGTTGAATTGGTACGACTGGTACTATGAGGTTCCAGTACGCACGGGAGAAGCGATATTCGACGACATCCCGCCATACCCGGCCAGCACATTGACCGTCACAGTGGACAACACAGGAGGCACCGCGTCCATTGGCGTGCTGGTCATCGGCAAGTCGCGCAGGCTTGGTGCCACGCAGTGGGAGGCATCACGCTCGATAGCGGACTACAGCAGGGCCGTGGAGTCCGACGACGGAACGGTGTCACTGTCGGTGGGGAACTACTCAAAGCGCCTGAATGTGGACGTATTCATTGACAGGGGTTTCGAGTCTGAGGCGACGCGCATTCTCGAAGAATTCCGCGCCACGCCTTTGGTGTTTGTGGGCTCATCGCTGTATAGTATGACCATACTTTACGGCTTCCTCGGCCCGTGGAATGTGCCGATCAGCAGCACCGGGCGACCGGCATCAATTGAGATTAGGGGACTGGTATGACGACAATCACGCAGACGATCACCACACTGCCAACGGCGCCAGATCCCGCGACAATGACGCCGACGGAATTCAGCACGGCGGCTGCGGCGTATGTGCTGGCTCAGAAGGCAATGGTTCCGGAACTGAACACATGGGCCGGGCAGGTCAACACTGTGGGCGGCGAGGTGAACACCAACGCCACCACGGCCACGACGCAGGCGTCAAATGCCAGTGCGTCGGCATCCGCTGCGGCAAGTTCGGCGGCAATTGCTGCGGCATTGTCGAACCTTGTAGGAGAATGGTCGTCTCTATCTGGCGCGAAAACTACGCCTCTTTCTGTTACACATGATGGGGCTTTTTGGGCGCTTCTTGAGAATACGGCAGATGTTACGGCTGACGAGCCTGGGGTTTCTTCTAAGTGGGCTCGCGCTTACGGGATCGGCCAGATTTACGAGCGGGCATCGAACATCGAATTGACTGCCGAGGACTCTGGCAAGATTTTCAAGTACACCTCTGGCACGTTTTCGCAGACGTTCGACGCGGCGGCATCGCTTGGTGCGAACTGGTACGGGTATTTCTGGAATCCTGGCACTGGAATAATCACGTTCAACCCGGACGGCTCCGAACTGATCGACGGCGCTGCCACCAAGATTTTGCGAAAAGACTGCATTGTAATGGTGCTGTGCGACGGGTCAGCCTTCACGACGATTGAATTCGCTCTGCCGGTCTCTGACCAGCATGTGATTGTGACGACGGGGAATAGCAACGGAGGGACTAACACATCAATCCGCCGATTTACGACAACGCTATCAAGTGCCGGCAATGCCATCACTTATGCGGACAGCGCAGGCAATGGCGGGTCGTTTACGATCAATGAGGCTGGCTTGTATGAGGTCTCATACATCGACGGCGGGAATGCAAGCGACGCCATCTTCCGTCATGGAATATCTGTAAATAGCGCGGAGCTTTCGACTGCCATCGACAGCATCACTAACGCCAACAGGCTCGGAATGTCCGTCAGCTATAGCCCGTCCGCAGTTGTGTGCTCATGCGTCTGCGTGACCCATAGATTCTCGGCTGGCGACGTAGTGCGTGCCCATACCGGGACTAATGCGCCGAACAACACAACAGCAGCAGGCACTCGGTTCTCAATTCGCAAGGTGGCCCCATGATCAAACTACTGGTAGAAGCGCCCACAGGGCAGCAGGAAGTGATTGAGATCACCGCGTCCGGTTCTTACTTCGACCCTGATCGCGTGCTGTGGGACGAGCGCACAGACGGGCCGCTGCCTGAGATAACGCTTGGCGGCATGGTGCGTGAGCGCGTCGTGACAGCGGTACATCACCCGGCAGAAATGGGCGACGATGGGCGAGGCGAGTACACGCAGATTTCGCCAGCGTTGGACGAGGAAATGGTGTCGTGGGGGCCGCTTACGTTCGATCAGGCTGTGCTCGATGCGCGCCCTGTAATTCCTGCCCCTGCAATCGTGGTCCCCATGCACAAAGCCCGCGAGGCACTGATTCGCTCAGGCGTTTCCATTGCCGCGATCAGCGCGGCCATCGCTGCCATCGAGGACGATACCGAGCGCGAGCTGGCCCGCAACGCTTGGGAATACTCGCCCACGGTGTCGTCGGAGTCGTCGCTGGTGCAGACACTGGGCGCGGCGCTTGGTTTGGATGTAGACGCGCTGTTCAACTACGCGAGGGCGCTGCCGTGATCGTGAAGCCGCGATATAGAGGTCCGGAGTTTACGGTCTTTCACCCATCGCTTGTGCTGCCGTTTGCCTTGGACAAAGCCCTCGACCCCCGCATAACCTTCACCCGTGCAAGCTCTGGCACTTATTGGGACGCATCCGGAGTGCTGCAAACTGCAACCACGGACGAGCCTAGATTCGACCACAATCCCGTTACCGGAGAAAGTTTGGGGCTGCTGGTGGAGGGCGCTGCGACGAACCTGCTGACGTACTCCGAGGAGTTTGATAACGCTAATTGGACGAAAACCGACATCACCGTCACTGCTGATGTTTTCGTGGCTCCTGACGGCACAACCACGGCAGACAAAATTATTCCAGACGCAACCACTACATTCCACAGAGTATTGCAAACCCCAGACTTAGTAAACGGGAGCGTCTACACCTATAGTTGTTATTTCCATGCCGCTGAATTTGATTACGGTTATCTGTATGTCTATTCTGCGGATGAAGGGCGCATATTTAACCTAGCTGACGGCACTTTGGGGTCAGTGATTATAAGCTCCCCTGATGCAAGCACTATATCTGATGCTGGTAATGGGTGGTATAAATGCTCTATTACTGTGACTGTGGGCGCCGGGGCATCAGGCGCGTGGGTCGGGGCAACAAATTCGGCCTCTAGCGCAAACATTTTAGGTGATGGGGTATCAGGCATCTACATCTGGGGCGCTCAACTAGAAACCGGCTCCCGCGCATCGAGCTACATCAAGACCGAAGCCAGCACAGTCACCCGCGCGGCTGATTCTGCGAGCATGACCGGGACGAACTTCTCTAGCTGGTACAATGCGGCAGAGGGGACGTTTGTTCTTGATGCAGTGGGTTACGAATCAGGGCAGTCTATTGTTGCGGCTCAAAACGCTGCTTTCACGAATTATATTGAATTAGCATGGAGAACACCCGGGCTAACTCTGCCGCTTGCGTACATCGCAGATGGCGGGGTAAATCAAGCTTTGTTGAGCGGGCTTTCTGCTGGCAGCAACAAAACCGCACTTGCTTACCGCAATAATGACTTTGCCTTGTCGGCAAACGGCGGCGCGCCTACCACGGACTCCTTGGGGACTGTTCCGTCTGTAGACAGGCTTGTGTTCTACGCCAACAGCACCATCAAGCGCCTTGCCTACTACCCAAGACGCCTGCCTGATGCACAATTGCAGGCGATTACCTCCTAATCACTCTGCATAGTCCAGCGCCCATGTCTCGCCCCCGGAGTGCCGCAGTTGTGCGCGGTACTTGCCGGAGGGCGAGCGAATATCCCCGAAAGTGAGATCCATTCCGATCGCGGCGACCGTGGTGCATGCGCCCGCTGACGGAAAGTATTCAGCAAGCACCCACCCCTCGCCTTCGCGCTTCAGTAGCGCGGCCATGCCTCTGAAACTCGGAATAAAGAGACTCAAATCTCGTAATAACTCGACTGAACAAGCCTGCCCATCGTATGGCATGTGCGCCACGTCTGCGGCTGTTAGGGCGTAGCGGCAGTGGGTTTGATGGGGGTACATCACGTCGTGCGGGCTTGAGGTGTGGCCCGTGCCGCCTATGGCGTGGCCTATCTCATGGGTAACCATGTGCTGAATGCAGTCGGCGCTGCCAAGCAGATACACAGGGTCGAACGACATTACCGAGCCCGCAATATTCCCCGTGCTCATGTAGTGCCATGTCTGAGTCTGCGCCATGCTTGGGACCGGCTTGATGTTGGCGGTGATTCTGCCGCTTGTGGAGGTTCCCGCAGGCGATGTTCCGGCAATGACCGTGATACGCTTGCCGGTCCTTTGTGCCCACTGCCAAGCGGCGTGCTCGATGTACGGCCTTAACTGTTCGGCGCCCGCCTCGATGCCGATTGTAATATCGCCATACCACTGGCGCGGGCTTGATGCTGCAAACTCGTTGGCGACGTGCAAGTGCGGATACTCCATAACAAGAGTGTCGCCGTGTGCCCGAAACATCGCCCAGAATGGCAGGAACAGCAGGATTGTGATGCCTACTTGTTTGCAGAGTAGGCGGAGGTCGTTTTTAGTCATGGCAATACACCTTTTGTTGGTTGGTTTGCGCCACTTATACGCCCCCCATGTTCCCCCGTCAACCTCTTTCTGGTATCTTTACACCATACCCTACAGCAGCCAGCAGAACATACAGCAACCCACAGGCAGGAAGCGCCCACCATGACAGCCGAGCGAATTCGCGCACTCGAAGTACAGCAGGAACAGACGGCAGACTCCGCCGCGCAGATCACGCGCAGGCTGGACGCGATAGAAGCCGAGCTTCAAGGCATCAACTCGAAGCTGGACAAGCAGAAAGGCTTCATCGCCGGGGCAATGTTCATACTCGTGCCGGTATGGGGCGCAATCGTTACCGGCGGCGCATGGCTTTGGGACAAGATAGTTGAGGGGTCGCTGCCATGAGGGCAATAGACGATCTGATAATCCGCGAGGGTGGCTATGTCAACCACCTTGGCGACAAGGGCGGGCCCACAAAATACGGCATTACCGAGTCCGTAGCTCGCGCACACGGATACAACGGCAACATGCAAGACCTTCCCCGCGACATAGCCGAGCGCATCTATCTGGAAACCTACTACATCAAGACCGGCATTGCCCGTGTGCGCCATCCAGCGCTTGCGGAGGAGCTGCTAGACTCTGCGGTGCTACATGGGCCTTCCCGCGCCATATCGTGGCTACAACAAGCGCTCAACGCGCTGGAGGACGCCGGGCTGCTGACCGATGGCGAGCTTGGGCCGAAGACACTGGCCGCGCTGGATGCCTATATGACGAAGCGCAGAGACGGCGGGGAGCTTGTGCTGGTGCGTGCGCTGAACTGTCTTCAGGGTGCGTATGTTGGCGCTGGGTCAATACGGGCGCCCGTTCCTGTTCGGGTGGCTTCGGCATCGGGTGGCGTTGTGAGCAGAACCACGAAGCGCCCCTATAGGGGAAGCAAGGCCGTTGATTCATCGTGCCGCAGCAGCGGGAGCTGCCCGCATTGCCGCGCCAATAGGGCGCACAAGGACAAACGAAGGGAGCCGGCAGCATGAGCAACCCCCATGTGATATTCATCCACGGCTTCAACGTCTCCGACAACGGAGCGTCCACTGTCGGCCGCCTCGTGCCGCACTTCGCCGCGCTTGGTTGCAGCACTGAAATTCTGAGCTATGGGCACTTCAACATCTTCGAGCCGCGCTTGAAGAACCGGAAGATTGCGGAAGAACTAGCCGTGAAAGTGCGGGCCGCAAGCCGCCCGGTAATCGTCGTCGCCCACTCCAACGGGTGCGCCATCACGCATATGTGCGAGGCGCCAATAGACAAGGCAGTATTCATAAGCGCAGCGCTGAATTCGGATGCCGAGTTTCCGCCTAACATCGGCGCCGTGGACGTCTGGCACTCGCGCAAGGACTGGGTGCTGCGGCTGGCAAAGCTGCTGCCGCTGCACAAATGGGGCGATATGGGCCGCGTCGGCGCGACACGATATGACCGGCGCGTGAAGAATTTCGACCGCTCGCAGAATTTCGACCACCCGAGCGCGTGGCATTCGGACGTTTTCAAAGCGCCGTTGGTTGATTACTTCGGGCCGATTATTGCGAAGGAGGCGCTATGCAGATTGCCCTCATAGCTCTAGCCGCGACCATTCTGATAAGCATGGGCCTATTTCAACTTGCCATCACCGTGCTTGCCGAGCCACCGCTGACGCAGACTGAGTTCGCCATTCTGGTGTCTGGAGTGTATTCTTGGGTTTATTGGGAGATGCGGGGGCGGTCGAAATAGAGTCTGCCAAAGCTACCCTCCTGCCAATCCACGCCATAACGGGCACGGCCATCGAGTTTCCGAGTGCCTTGTATCTCGGGCCGTCTGCTGCCGGCTTGCCTCTGTGCGGAACTTGCGTGTAGTCGTCTGGAAAGCCTTGCAGGCGTTCGCACTCTCGCGGGGTGAGGCGGCGCACTTGCATGGAGGTCAACAGGGTTGGCCCGCTTGCGTTCTGGCTGCTGCCGCGCGTCCCCATAGTGGCAGCTACATCCCCTGTCAGAGTTCCGTTAAAGCAATCAGCGCCAATTGCCACCGCTGTCTGATTCTTCGCCCCCATGCTCGGCGCTATGTTCTGGGCGCTTGCGTGCTGGGTGGCTGACAGGGTGGATGGGAAGGCGATAATGGCGTGCTGGCTTGCCTGATCCAGCGTGTACATGGGGTCGCCGGCAGACGCTATTCCGATACCGTTCTGGCTCTTGCCTCTGGTGGCGTTTTGTATGGGTGTTGGTTGCAAAGCCACGGGCACAAACATCGGACAGCCGGCATTTACATGCTGATTCTCTAGCCCCTGTTTTTCCCCGAATGTTGTATCGAGCGTGCAGCTTATGTCGGCGGGCCAGCAATCCCGCGCAGCGCCGCGTCCATCATTGCCGGCAGTTTCTTCCCGCGCTTCTCTGCTCGGCGCAGGATTCCCTGACAAGCTGTGGCGCTCAAAAAGTACCGCTGCGGCAGGTCGCCAGTCTCCAAGATATGCGACAACAAACACACGCCTGCGTCGCTGGGCCACTCCGAAGTATTGAGCGTCAAGAATTCGGTAGGCGAACCCATACCCGAGTTCGCCCAAGAGCCCGAGGAAGGAGCCAAAATCCCGTCCTCCGTTACTGGACAAGACGCCGGGGACGTTCTCCCAAACCAGCCATGTGGGGCGATATTTGTGAGCAATGGCACCAAAGGTGAGCATGAGGTTGCCACGCGGGTCATCCAGCCCCTTTCTGAGTCCAGCGACTGAGAAGGACTGACAGGGGGTTCCTCCAACGAGAACATCGATAGCTGCATTAGACCACTCCTTGAATCTTGTCATGTCGCCGTTATTCGGCGTGCTTGGGTAATGGTGAGCAAGTACCGAGCACGGGAATGGCTCTATCTCGCTGAAGAATGCGGATTCCCACCCGAGCGGCTCCCATGCCGCGCTGGCTGCTTCAATGCCGCTGCAAACGCTTCCGAATATCATGACGCCCCCAGTTGTTATAGTAAAAACCCCATTTCGACCACAGGCGGGGCGCTTCCTGTTCTATGTCATGCCAAGGTCTTGCACATTTCACGCCGGGGCGCCTTTCTTGGCGGCAAGGTAGGCCGCAGCTAACTTCCGGCGATCTCCGCATGTGCCATGCGGTATTCTTCAGCACCTTCTTATTTTTTGGTAAGTGCCGTTAATTATCTCCTGCATTCCTATCGGAACCCCCTCAAGAGCCTCTACGCACACGTTTATGTAGCGATCATCTAGCTGATGGTAGTGGTCTCTTATTGAGTTTGTGTGAACATGGCCATGTATGTTTTTGCACCCCCTAAGCTCGTTCGGATGAACAGGGGCATGGCTTATCCAAAATCCTTTGTACTTTGTTATCCCCAAAACGTCAACAAACACGGAAAGAAAATCGCTTGCGTTGAATCTGTCGTCATGATTTCCTCGAACTAGTATTTTGTCGCCAGGTATTTCTTTTAGCGCATCAAGGCTGACGCTTTTCGAAAGAATTACATCGCCAAGAATGTAAAGCCGGTCCCTCTTCGTCACTACAGACTTAATGCAATCAATCAGCCATCTGTCGTGGCTTCCTCCTACTTCTTTTCGGTGCATTGGAGAAAACTGCATAATTCTTTTATGCCCCAAATGCAAATCTGATATAAACAAAACTCTGCTCATGGATTACCCTCTGGCGTTAAACCACCGCCGAATCGCAAATGATCTTACCACGCTGATAGCCGTGAATATCACCCCAATCAAAAACGCACCGCCAGCCGAAACCGGCAATCCAGCAAGCGGCAATACTACCATGTTCGCCGCGTAGTTGATGCCGAAACCAATGCCGATGTTCGTCCATGTCTCTACCATCGAGTCGCGCATTGACTGCCCGCCGTGCTTCGAGGTGGCGATGGCGCCGTAGAGGGTGATTGCTACCGTTGCTGCGGCGCACGCCGCTGCCATGATGATCAGCATATAAGCCCCCTATCGCGAGCCCACATGCGAATATTCATTTCCATCGGGATAATTGTGTCGCCACTATGCAGCTTTAGCATGCTGTAATTGTTGTCGATATAGTGCATGCTTTCATCTCGCATGATTTTCATTGTCGGGTCTTGCGGCTTTCTTTTTGACGAATCAATCCATAACACATGATCAAAAAGATGCATCGTTGCTTCGTACTCTTGCTGGCACCTCATTCCGATGTAGCCATCGCATCGTTCCAGAATCTCGCGGCACAGCCTGCCTTTGTCCGGCGTGTTGTATTCGGTTATCAGTTGTCGCCATTCTTCGCGGTGGTTGCGCCTGTCTTCGTAACACTCTTGCGGAGTTGAGTATCCGTACTTTTCGCGCAGCGCCGGAAAGACAACGATTTCAGAAGCCGCAAGGCTTGATGACTCGAAGCGTAAGCCGGTGTATTTCGTCACCAGCTCGCCTGCCGTATCCTTGCCGTGTTCGCCGTGGCCCAGTATCAGCACCTTCACCACTTCGCCTTCCTCCCCTCAAGCCTGCGATTGATGTAATCCAGCGTGCGCGCCGCACGCTTGGAATCCGCTTCGTCCTGATACGGCTGCAAGGCGATAATGCGGCGGCGGCTTTCTTCAAGGAACATTCTGTCAAGTGAGGTCATTTGATTTCCCGTGTTTCTTTGATTGTTGTGGTTGCGCGAAACGTGGCCGAGTATTGGAACAGATTCACCGCATCGCCTGGATTTTCTTGTGCGAGTTTGCGCGCTGCTTTTACTGCATTGTTGAGCGGGCCTTCGATTACCGTAGGCACGCCGTGTAGAGTGATGATGTTCATGGTTTGCGGTATCCTGCGTCGTAGAGGGCCTCAATCGCAAACCGAATAGCGCAAGACTGGTCGATGTTTTTGTTCCATGCGGCATATCTGTGGTCGCGCTCCACTGCCGCACCCATCTCCTCAATAGCCCGATCTCTGTCGGATTGGGTTGGCGGCGCACATTCAAATTCATAAAGGATAACATCAGACGCTACTATGCGCCCAAGATTATTGCAGCATTCTTTATCTGACAAAACCTCACCGCAAACAATGTCTTTTGATGCGTAGGTCACCCGCATAATAAGCCTGTTAAGATTGCTGCCCTTTAGTTTTCTTTCGACAATACAACCCACGGGCGGCAGACCATCCTGCGGGCCTCGCCATTGGGTGGGGCGGGGGATAAGTGATGATTCGCGCTCAGGCCATGACTTAGGGCTTGCGGCAGCTTCGCACCATCCTTTTTCAGTACCATCGCTTCCATCCCAATACACAAACCATTCTCCATTTTCCAGCTTGTACCATCCTTTCCCCCAATTAGGCGTGTCGGTACCGTAGTTGGTGGCATCAATCGGCGCCTTGCTCCAATCTGGTGTATTCACTTTGCATCCTCCTTAGCTTGCCATGCGTTTAGGAGGCGGCAGGCTTCGATTGCTTGGGATTCAGTGTGTACGCACGGTAATTCTGTGGCCCGATTGAACTTGCTGCTAATCCAGTTACCGCTTTTGTATACGCCAATACTGCAGCTTTCTGTCCACTCCCCCGCATCCGGGTCAGCCTGAAAGCACGCACGCATAACGTGGTTGTGTACGCGCTGAAGCTGTGAGGCTTTGCGGGCGATGGCTTCGGTTTGGAAGATGTTGCCGTGGGCTATTTTGCTTTCTACAATCCCCATCCCGTGGTTAACGTCCCTAGTGGCATCCCCGCAAGCAGAAATGTTAAAACATTCCGATGACAATACAGGTTCCCACAGCCCCGCCTCCTCCGGCTGCTCGATGATCCTGCGAAGCTCTGCAAGCCTTGCTTCGATTGTGCGAACTTCTTGTAGTGCGGATTCTTTGTTCATGTTTTTACCCTCTTTTGATGGTTGTTTGGTGAAGTATGCGCGGACGTGTGATTGCCTTGTTTTTGTGCTGCAGGAGTATGCGCTTGCGGCAGCGAAGTCGGCAAAAATTGCTTTCCACCTTTCGCTAGCCGTTCCATGCGCCAACTCTTTCATCACTTCGCCCCTGTCGCAAGGTACGGCTTGTATCCGGTCGCAAGGCGGCGCTGCGACTTCTTGTTCAGCTTGCCGTCACGCAAAGCAATGGCGGTCTGCGCCTTACCAAATCCGTATGATGAAATAAAAACCTGCCGCGCCTTGCAAAGCGAGCGCGCAGTACGCTGGAGAATCTTGTATGGTGCGTTGCTTGGTGTTGCCATGTTGTTACCCTCTGTTGAGTTTTTGATTGACGCCGCCATTACACACCCGCCCCGCAATCACGTCAACCCTTTCGCCGTGTTTTTGTTTCGGTTTGGCGCCAATGCCCATCCACAACCCACAACAGCGAGCGCTTCCCGTTCCTATACACGGCACAATGGCAATGCATCCACGACGACGGCCCCGCATTGTACTCCATACGCAGCCGCGAGGAGGTGCCGACCTGATACACTCCGTCCATCACGCCGGGCGTGTGCGAGTGGCCGATTATCGAGCGCACGCCAATGCGACCGAATCCACGAATTGCACCGCGCGCACCGTTTGGTCCCTTGTCGCCGTGCATGCCACATTCGATGCCGGCAATCATCACCGATTCATCGCGCGCCGGGAACTCGCACTGCGCCGCCCTGCCAAGCTTCTGCCGCATCCAGTACACAAACGGGTCAAGGTAGGACGCGCCAGTGTCGGACATGCGCGCGCTTTCGGCCATAGCCAGCGCGGTCTTCAGGTAAAACTCCGCGTTCTCCGGGTCCTCCTTCCAGTCCGAGTCCTCGACCCATCGCGCCAGTGCATCCGGGTGGTTAGATGGCACGAATATGATGCGCTGCCCGTCCTGCGCGTGCCGGTCGATGAACGCGGCGCACTCGTTGACCTCATCCTCTACGCTCGAACGGTCGCCGCGATGCTTGGCAATCTTCGTGAACACCTTGCGCGCATGGTGGTGATTCTGGCTATGGAAGTCCATCACGTCGTGAAACACCACGGCCTTCGGTCGCAGCGTTTCCGTCATTCCGCCAGCGCCAAACGTGGCGCGGACGACGCCGGGGTCAACAAACCGCTCGTGCAGGTCGCCGAGCACAAGCGCCTCAATTGGTATGCCGCGCTCCACGGTGTCGCCGCTATACATCGCGTCGAGGTCGTAGAAGCTGCCGTCGTCGTCCATGT